TTCTATCTGCGTGTTCTGGGTTTAGGCAGCGCACGAGAAAGTCTCCCCCTTTAGGAATAAAGGCAATCTCCTTACTTGTTAATAGGTCTTCTACGTTCATTTAGCAGTCCGGGTCAAAATCGTACCATTCTTGCTCCCAAGAAGGCTCCTCATAATAATCTTCATTCTCATCAATATTCAGATTACCTGTCTCTACCATTAACTCAAACTCTAGAAATTTATTCACTTCTTCCTCTGTAAGAGACGAATAGTATCTAGATAATCTAGCGAGTGCAGTTTGCATTTGATGCAAGTCCCCAAACTCTTGTGCGACTTCCAAATTAATAAGATGCTCTTCTATTTTAGTTCTTTCGTCTATCATCGTCCAATATCCTTTACTTCACTTCGTGGAATTACCATATAGGCACCTTTGTTATATGCAGGTGCTACGGTAAAATTATGCTGTGTTTTATAAGATGTATCTTTGCCTGCTTTGTATGGAGTCATCGGAGCGCTAGGATACTGTTTTAGCTCGTCTCCTCTATTATTTTTAAATAGAGGAGCATCCATAGCTTTAAATACTGGTGTAACTTTTTTAACTTTTGATATAGTAGAGCGCTTTCTTCCTGAGAAAGTATGATTTATAGAACCTGAAATTATCATTAGAATCCTCATTAATTGAAAGTATATTATACAAGAATATAGATAAAGAGTCAAGAAATATTTTACCCTATGTTATCATCAATTTCTTCGCCAGTCTTATGAGAAGACCCTTCCCTCTCTTTAGGGGTTAAAGAGCTATCTGGGCCTATTTTTAAAGTATCCCAGTTCATTGTAGAAGTAAAACTGTGCATAGGAGCTGAACGCATTTTTACACAATTAAAACTAATACAATTATCGACTTCATCCCAAGCTTCTAAAGAATAAGCAGCATCAGCAGCATCAAGAATACCTTTAGCAAAGCGAGCCTCGCCTGTAGCATCTGTCTGATATGGACTAAATACGCATACTTCATACTCTTGTGCCATAGACTTGAGAGCTTTACTTACCTCTATTTGCTCTGTCCAGTCATACTGTCCACCACTTCTACTAGGTATATTTGATCTCTTTACCTGATTGATGTAATCAACAATAATAACTGATGGCTTTAGAATAGAAACTTTTTTATCTAACTCAGCTCGTATCTTTCCAAGAGTAAGAGAGGGATCATAGATAACATCTACTTGCTGCTCTGGAGTAAGTTCTCCAACGCTAAGTTTTTGGTGAAATTTATCAAAATCTCTATGCTCTCTGTACTCATCCAGGCGCTCTTGTCCCATTGTAAATCTTGCAGCCCACCAGGAGGCTACTTTATCCCATTCTGTTATGCTAAGGTTCTTACTTTTAATTCTATTAGTTGGCACACCCGTTGCGATTGAACAGATACGCTGAAGAATTTGCCTACTATCCATTTCGATAGTAAAGTACATAGAGGACTTGCCTGTAAGATATGCTGCTGCTGCAACATTTGCACATGCAATAGATTTCCCTGCCCCTCGTCTACCACCAACGAGCACAAGGTCTCGGGGGGAAAACGAAATGCTTTGGTCGTACTCTGTATTGAGGCCGAGGGGCAGGTACTTTCCTAAATCGTCTTCAGAGTCAAACAAAGATATTCTCTGCATAGATTCTGAAGGTACTTCTAAGTCTACCTTATCTTGTATATCTAGAACAATTTGATGTAGTGCTTCCACAGACTCTTCTGCTTCTGCAAACAAAGCCGTGTTATCAATATAGGAGTCTAGGGAAGTAAATATCTCTTTTTGAGTGTACTCATTCTTTAAGTACTGCAAAAGAGTAAAAGCATCTGCTTCTACCTCAAGAGATTGTATTGCTAGAATTTTTTCTTTTGTCTGAGCGTGGCGCAAAGACAGAGTAAGGTCTTCAAAAGTAGGTAATCGGGAATAGTTATCGAAATAATTATCAATATAGTCAAATACTCTATGATATTCAGACGGAAGGTAATCTTTCTTGATATATGACCAAGTTTCTAGATCTCCTCCTTCAATAGTCTGTTTAATTAAAGCACTTGCTATATTCAACTGTCGTTCCCCCGAACATTAAAGATACCACTGCGGAGCGAACCCCGCAGTGGTCATTTTATACTAAGTTATATTAGTAAATACTTATTAGCTAGCTGCGGAAGCTTTTGCTGCCCGTGCTTCGCCATCATAGTCGGAAGCCGTTAAGCCTCGACGAGTAAGCATAGTTTTAACTCCACGAGGAGTTTTACCAATTGCATCAGCAATTTCTTCAACCGTCATGCCAGCAACGTTGCTGAGACCAGCAAAAGGATCTGCTGCTGCTCCACCTTTAGTATTTTGCTGACGAGGAATAGCTTCAATATCGCCAGATCGTAGCAAGCTAAGGGCTTTACCACGGATAGAGTTGATTTCTCGACCAAGAGAAGCAGCAATATCTTCTACAAAAGCGCCCTTCTCAACCATGCTGATGAAAGTAGCTTCTTCATCTGCACTGTACGTTCGTACAGGCTCTACTTTAGGCATAGGAGCAACGTGGTCTGTCAATTCCATTGACAAAATCTTGCCTTGGATTGATTTAGGAGAAAATGCCCCGTTTTCAAAATGCTCTGCAATTTGAACGTAGTTGTATTCACCAGTGTTGTCAGTAACAAAAGCGCGCAAAGTAGCTTCTTGAGCGTCTGAAAAAGACTTACCTGCTGCTGCAGAAGCTAATTCTACATCAAAGCCCATCTTACGCAGCTTGCTAGAAACTGAACGAGGGGTGGTTTCAAGAGTGCCTGCAGCTTCTGCAACAGTTGCTTGAGAAATAGGGCTTTCGTCACCTACGAAAGCTGTTAATTGAGCTGTACGCTCATCGGTCCACTTAGGAAGTGCCATTATATCTCCAATAATTCATTAATGTTTGTTGAAATTTGTATGCCAGAGTCTCTGGCTTGTTTTGTTTTACTCGATTCTATCTCACTTTCATTTAATAGAATAGTTACTTGCTTGGTAAGACTACTTTTTACTTCATAGCCAGCATGGTTCAAGGCTTCTGTAGCTTCAGCTTTAGTCTTGAAACTCTTCAATTTTCCGCTTATACATACAATGCCCTTATTACCAAACTCGTACTCATAAACAGGCTGGTTACTAGAAAAACAAAAATCAAAAGGATAGGGAGCAGAATCAAAAGTCCCATACCAATTCATTAAAGATTCTGTAGCTTTTGGGCCTAATCCAGCAGCTTTGCATGTCTCAATATTTAATTCAAATAAGCAATATATAATTGTGGACAGCTTTTTAGTTGCCGTATTACCAATCAATGGAATACCGAAAGCAGGTAGAACTAAGTCTAACGGAGCATTTCTGCTATTTTCGATTTCCATAAAAAGTTTACTACCAAGTTTCTCTGAAGAGAGGGCATCTGCAATCTGAGTCTCATCCATATCATATATTTCAAATAACTCAGACAAGCCTAGCTTTGCAATAGTAGCAGGGCCGAGACCTTTAATTTTAAGAGTCTTTGCAAAATGCTCTACCTTTTTCTCTATTCTAGCGCTACAATTGTAGTTTCTACAATAAATAACATTGTTTACCCACTCTAAGACAGAATCGCAGCTAGGGCAATTTGTAGGAGGAAGTATAGTTGTCATTATGATGATGTAGCTCCAGAATTTAAAGAATAATTATATAAGAAAATTAGTTGTCTGTCAAGGTATATTTTTCGCCAGGTGACCTCTAAGTGTCAACTCGTCGTAAAATGCGGGGTATGATTTCTCCACTCCGTATTACCTCAACACTGCAACCTATCTCTAAGTCTAAGTCTCTGATGTACTCTATATTATGTAGAGTGGCTCGGGATACTTCCGCATCTCCGATAAGTACAGGGGTCAATATACCCACAGGGCTTATTGCTCCTGATTTACCTACTTGCCATACTACATCTTCTAGAGTAGTTACTACACCATCTTTCTTTGATTTGAGAGCAATAGCTCCCCGAGGATGATGACTAGTAAAACCTAGGTTGTTATATTTCTTGTTAGAAGATACTCGGCAAACCATCCCATCCGTCGGATAGTTTGATGCATCAAATCGTGTAATAACGTTGAAGCCTTCTAAAGCCAATTTATCTAACATATCTGCATAGCTGTCTTCGTTCGCAGCAAAACCAACAGTACTCTGTGCATCGTAAGCAACAAAAGTTACTGGACGAGCACGAAATTCTGCTAAGCTTTTGAGATTTAGAGACCCCGCTGCCGCATTACGAGAATTATTTACAGACTCTGGGCATACAACTTCCCCAGTAATTTGCACTGTACCTGGATGAGTTATCGTTCTAGGAACGATAGTACTAATTTTATCAGTAATATCTCTGCCAAGATTACCATCGCCTCTGGTAAGAGCTACCGCAAAGTAGCCATTAACATATACAATAGATATTGCAGCGCCGTCTAATTTAGGGGTACAGATTCTACCCTCTAGTGTCTCTAACTCTACGAGTCGAGTAATAAAGGTTATATCTTCTAGCGACTCTTTTTCTAGTGAATACATTCTATATAAGTGAGGCGTACCATCTGTGACAGAATGCCCTACTGAATTATAGTTGTATTTAGCAGCTAAAGAGTCAAACTCAGCATCAGATAAAATGGGGTTGCCCTCATAGTATGCTTTAGAAGCTTTGTCAATAAAAGTTTTCAATCTATAGTATTCCCTAAATTTGAATGTATATTATACTGGCATAAGTTATAAAAGTCAAGAACTATTTACCAGTTCCTAAGAATTATTTTGAGTAAAGATCTACAAGTAGGTCTTTAAAATTTTCCTCAATTACATCTCTTGACTCAGCAAGGGACAAAATTTCGGTAAGCCCAATAAATAATTCTCGGGAGTTTGTGAAATCAATAGGCATTGTAACGCCGTCTCTGGTAGGTTTCCATTCTTCATGGAAGTCCAGATAAAACTTTCGGAGGCTAATATACTCAACCCCACGAAAAGTATTAACGGTAAGTCGTACTTGATCTCCTTTAATTTCATCAGTGTGTATTATCCTTTCATAAATACTAGGCTCTTCGAATAATTCCATATCTAACTCCGATTGTTTTTAAGAATCGAAGCTAACGGAACAACACTTGTGATATTTTTCGGTTTCATTAACCGAAAAGAATCAGTATCCCAACAAAACATTAATAATGTATCATCAGTTTCTTTAGCCCTATTTTTCTTTTTCTGGATATAATCAATACTGAACTCTAGAGTACACACATTATACTTTAGTTTATTCGAGTTCTGACTTCTATAGGTGATAACAGCATCACCATAGAGACCCATTAAGTGCGTCAGTTCTTCTTTCTTCACAGTTTGCTCCTATAAAGCAGGTTAGCAAAATCTTTTGCCGTACTGAATATAGGGAAACCTCCCGCCATTTCTGACGGGGGCTTCAGGGCTGCTTTGGAGAAAAACTATTAAGTGTTAAGGGCTGTTACAACTCCAGTAAAGAATTGTGCCGCTTTACCTGTTAATTTACTAACAACATCTTCATCTACTTCTTGTCCTGCATCAATTAGTGCTTGACTAAGAGCTTCAATAGCTGCTGCTTTTGATACTCGTGTGCCACCAGTGCTAGACGGAGCTTTAGATGCTCCAGTAGCTGGGGTTTTCTTGATATAGACTCCTGCTTTGGTAAGAATCATTCTTACACCATTTGCAGTTTCTCCTATTTCATCAGCGATATCTTTTACGATCTCTACTGAGGTTTCGGGGGTAGGGGCAGCTTCTTCATACATTGATACTGCTTGTGCTTTTTTGTCGTCATCCCACGCCATTGGTCTTTTCCTTTTTGGTTTTCCATAATATCCTGGACAAGTGCCCAGAGTTTCTAATTGTTGCATATAAAATCGGTCGCCCACTGGTTTCCTCTCTTCATAAAAATATATTATAGAAGAATTTTATATAAATGTCAAGAGATTTTTTTAGATACGTGATAAGTCAATTCCGTGTTCTTTAAGGTGTTCTAGACTTCCTAATTCGCAGGCTAATGCAAAGGCATAGAAGCCGCCCATACTTGGTCCTTGTACTAAAAATTCATCACTAGTAGCTATAGGTTTCATTACGTAGATAGAGTAGCTTTTACTTGAATACTTCTTTTCATAGTCTGTATCATTGTAGCCTAGCTTCTCAGCTTGATAGTCTACAGAAATTTCATCTAGTACTTCAGCGGCGCTGTAGTATTTGGCGGACCAAACAATCTGTCCTTTAACAAAGGAGTCGGCTACACACTCCTCAGGCAGATACATTGGCTGTAATCGCTCAGCTCTCTTATTAGGACGTTGAGGTACTCCGGACTTTTCTATAATATTCTTAACAAAAGAAGGAGACCTATAAAGACTTTTAGCAATAACAGAAATACTATCTCCACTTAAATAGTCACTAATAGCACTATTAATTTCTCCAGCCGTTGCTTTTTTACCTTTATTAACACTTTTTCGTCTTAGGACATACTCTTTATGGTCTAGATACTCTGATATAATTTTATCTAGCCTAGTAGTATTGTAAGCTATATTTAGAATATCACACGCTTGTTTTTTAGTTATTGGTTTCTCCGTCTCCGTGTTCATTAAGCCTATAACTTTCTGAATATTGGTATCCGTCAGATCCTCGTAATCTTTTTTCTTAACTCTTCCCATTTTCTAATTCTATCTCCAATTTAAATAATAGACAGCATATTGCATGGGCTAAGTGACTGTGCCCAGAATCCTCGTCTTGAGTTTCTCCATCAATATGTGCAAATATGTGCCGAAGTGCACCACCAGTATATCTATTTTGTAGATTATCTAATTTTCTCCAGTTTTGTTCATCATACTTTTTTGCTCCAAAAGTCAAAACATTTGCTACTTCTATAGTAGCTTTAGGAGGCAGTAGGTACATTCTGGGTTTTTCTGAGTCAAACTTTTTTCCATCGCTCATAATATTAAAAATAATCCCATTAGTAATATTGATACAACCATAGTAGTTGTGCATAGTTTATAGCAGAAGTCGAGCATAGAGGATGTGCGATCTGTAGTCTCCCAGCTAAACTCGGTCTTTTTCCGTCTATCATATGAACCAGTAATAGAATCATTAGTTCTTCTGTTTTTTATATTAGACATTGTATTCATTCTCCTGCACCGCTTTAATAATATCAGGAAAGTGTACGCCTAATATCTCCCAGGCAATATTGGCGACATCCGTATGCTCTTTTTGGGTACCGTGAGAACGTCTCAATTCACAATAGTGAATCCAAGAACGAAGAGTTCCGCTCATATATAGGCGGCTTATAGTATTTCCTTCTGGTAATACAGCTCTTGCCTGCTCTTTGGCAATACCTTTATCAATAGCCCACTTATATGCCTCACTAGACGCTCTGATTACCTCTCGTTGTATCTGATGCCATGCAACCTCTAGTCCATCATTGTCTGAGGGTATGCTATTTTGCCTGTTTTTTATATCTTGTAGCCTTGCAGCTCTAGTGCTAAAGTCTAGATCTTTGGTAGGATCTGCGTATCTTTGGCTAAACTCTTGAAAAGAGAACGACCTATGACGCAGAATCTGCCTTGCAATATCTCTAGTCGTCTCTATCTCCATAGTTACACTTACCATCTCAAAAGGAGACCAGTGGCCTTCTCTAATCAAATACCCTAAAAGCTTGCTAGCTGTTTTGGCATTATTTTGATTATTAGGGTTACTAACCCTAGCAGTGTAAGCAATTAACTCTGCTGCTGAATGGCAGCCTGTACTTGCACTTGGTGTTGTCATTCCTACTAGATTTACTTTTGTCACTATTTATCTCCTACTAATTCTAGTTTCATAATCACATAATTCTTCGTCCCACCAATGGGGCTTGTCTCTATATTTCCACTCAGCCATAGTACCTTTGTCTAGCATATAGAACATTCTATAAGAATCTATAGGATTATCGTAATCTTTCAATTCTTCTGTCATTGCAAGGGCGAATTGAGTAAAGCCCTGGTCTTCCATATTTTTTGGCTCTGGAAGATTATTAATCATCTCTAAGCTCTTATGATTGCTGCCATACCTATAATGGGCTTCGCTTCCTAGTGCATTTGCATAGTTATGTGTCCAACAAAAATTTTCTAAAGAAGAACGCACCCATACAGCTGAGGGGTGGTTTTGCATTGTAGGAAGATAAGGGAACACACGTGCTTCCATAGGAAGTTCTTTCTGCTCTTTGCGAGTAGTCTGCAGCACTGTGTTTTCTTCTTTTGTTATAGGTCGGGGCACGAAACCAAATAAATGGTCTATCCATAGATTTGTGCATATAAGCTGTGCAGCTTCTAATATCATTTTATTTACGTGTTTATCCACATGATACTGGGCACAAAGATCGAGGTCTTCATCTAAATAAAACAGATTAATTTTGGTATACTCCCGCTAGTTGAAATGTTATTATATAAGATTTTGACTAAAATGTCAAAGATTTTCTTCGTCTCTTCTATCTAAATATACAGACCCAGAACATAATGCTAGAATGAGAATCCAAAATAGTACGACTAAGCTAAACATTAGTTATATCCCTGCTGTTTCATTTTTGTTAATCTTTTCTGAACTAAATCTTCTAAGTTACTACTATCTATATGGTAAGCTGTTCTAAGCATACGTGTCATAGCGATAACATCCGCTATTTCTTCAGTAAGATTTTGTAGATACTTAGGGTCCTCTTCAGTCCCGTGTCTTAACACTTTGGAGCAGGCACGAATTAATTCACCACATTCTTCCATAGTAATTACTAATTGTTTCAACTTATTCAATTCCATGTTTTTCCTCTCCTTAATGTTATTTTTATCTTTTTGTAGGATCTTCTAAACTATTAATGTATAAATCGAGAAGCCGGGATACAGCTTCCGGCCTCTCGTCTGCTTTAAAACGTACTTTAATTTTTGCAACACCAGAATTTTCAGATTTTGAACTGTCTACAGTAATAGATTTAATATTATGCTTATAAGAATCTCCCTTTTCTTTGAATAAACCCATAACATCTTTCTTTACTTGAGATACTTCATCCCCACTTTGGCCAAATAATAACCTAGCTTCGAATTCAATATCTAACTTATCTAGTCCAACAGACCCATGATCTGCTAGAATATAAAGAGGGAAATCTATGTGCCTACCATCAACTTGGAATGAGACTACTTTGGGAGTACCGTCATCATTAAAGTAATTTTTTAATGAATTGATATGTTGCTTTTGACTAATGCTTTGGGCTACCATCGCACTTTCCAACAGTCCGGAAACTAGCTCTTCAATACTTAATTTTGACATATTCTTATCCTAGAATTTAGTGTAGTTTAGCCGCCGTTAGGGTCTTGCGTCAGTGGAATTAAAGAAGGTTCAAGCATTTGTGTCAAGTAATCAGATAATTTTAACATACCTTCAGTAGGGGGTAGTTGTTCCGCGTGCACGGCTACTTCATACTTTGCAGTATTATCAGTTTTTCGAATACTTTCTTTACTGGTGGATACTTTACCAGAGATAGAAGCTTTATACTTCGCTCCCCAGAAGCCGCCAGAAATAGACGCTTTTATCTCACTTTCTGTATCAACCGAACTAGTATCTTGACTAGAAGTTTGCACTTCCATCATGAAACTAATATCTGCTGATGTGATTGCAAGGGAGGGCAGAGGTACCAAAGGTAACATTGGAACTTTACTGTACAAAGTTTGTACTGATTGCTCCCCAGTGTCGCCATCTGTCATAACTCGGTTCATCTCTACATCGAGAGAACGTGCTACTGTCTTGCCTGTTTTTTCGTCTTTTGTAAATGCTACTTCTTGAATGTATTGCCAAGTAACATCGTTAAGTTGTGCTTGACCCTTTGCCATGCCGATAATTGGGGCAGTAATCAACTGCTCAATCGGAAGACCGACAAATTTGTTCGCTATATTAGCCATTTATATCCTTAATTAAATTTTACCAAACCTTGGTAACGCTTTTTTACGGTTTCAATTTCATGCAGCGCCTTATTCATTTTACTCTTGATATCATCTTCAACAGCAAAGTTGAATACTGTTTTACACCCCGGACAGGCAGATATAGGATTTTTTATTATGAAGTCAAGTGAGAAGCCTAAAGGGTTTCTACAAAAAGGGCAAGGCAACATGGGTTCTTCCTTCTACCTATCTAGATTCTTTTGCTAGTGTAAAAGCTAATATGTTCGGGCCACCTATGAAACTCTTCGCGAATATGGCAATAGAAAAGCCCTTGGTAACAGGCATCTAACTGCTCTGCTCCCTTAGATACGTTATTTGTTCCGTTATTATCTTTTGATCCTTTATACATATTCCGCATTTACTCCCTATTTTATGGGCTAAAGAAGAGTTTTCTTCTAGCATTTTTTCAGTTATTTTATTACATACGCATAAATACATTATACGCTATTCATTCGAGCTACTAGTCTTTTAGAACGGTCTCCTACTTGGTAGTACCACTTACTATCTTGCATCTCTACAGCTGCGAGCTTCCATGACCCCGCTGCGAGTGCTAATCTCATGTTATTAAATTTAGTTAGTCGAGTACGGCCTAGATTAAACATCATATTAGCACAAATTGCTTTTACCTCTGAAGGGAACCCCTCCCAAATATTTTTATATAGTATCTTGCAATCTTCCAATACTAAATCTAAGTCTTTTTGAAATACTTCCGCAACGCGCTCTTCTGATACTTTTGTACCAACAGAGTAGCCATATTCCGGATCATCTTCACAAATAAGATGACCAATACCAAAAGTAGGATACCCAAGATGGTCAAGATAGACCTCATATCGTACTCCCTCATCAATCTTCAATTGTGCTTCTAATTTATCTTTATCTAATTCTTTGTTGTAATACATATCTATTTCTTAACCTTCATAAGCCCTACTGCTGATCTTACCCCGAAGGAAGCAGCAACTATTACACTTAGAGTGTACTGGTACCAGTCAGGCATTTGTTCTAATACTATAAAGCCTTCTTTTACATAGGGAACCATGCTTGGCAAAAAAGCCATAATTAAAGGAATACTAAATAGAAGAGTCAACCACTCATCTTTCCAAGATTGACCACTATTCTCTGCCATGATCTTTTCCCAGTCTGCCTCACTTTCTGCTGCTTTAACTATTACTGCCGCTTGTGCTTCAGATTTAGCTTTGCTTACAGCATTTTTGCCTTCTATATAGGTTTTCCCTAGTCCAGCTACAGAGGAGATTAAGCCCCCTAAAATTTGTAGTGCCATACTATCACACCTTAAAATAGGGGGACTTACGCCCCCCATCTCTATCTTACGCCATTAAAGGCGTAAAGATAAGTCCTATTAACCCAACAGGAACTAATAATACAGTTATGATCGTTGCCATTAACTCTACCATATCAGCCTTGTTAATATCTCTCACACGTTTCTCCTAAGTAATTGCAATTTTTTTCGGTTGCAATGCTTCAGGGACTTCTTCATGCAAATCAATGCAAAGCAGGCCCCGCTCACAATAAGCGGAAACTACATGAACGTGTTCAGGAACGCCAAAGACTCTTTTAAACGCTTTACCACTTAAGCCCTTGTAAACATATGTTTCAGATTCTTCTTTTGTATCTAACTTCTTTTTGCCCTCTACAGTTAGAACACCCTCGTGAAGGAATATTTCGATATCCGCTTTATTCCATCCGGGCACAGCAATCTCAATCCTTTTGTTACCACTTTCAGTATTTGATAAAATGTTAAATCTAGGATAAGTACCATCAAAGTTCTCTTGGAACAGTGCCGTGTTGTTCATGAAACGGTCAAAACCAAACAATACTTTGTTTAAGTCTGCCATACCTAATCTTGAATTTGTCATAAATGTCTCCTCATTTTATGATCTTAGCCTGCTTTCGCTAGGCGTGAGCCCTTTCGGTACTCAATAGTTATATTATTTTGATAGTTATAGACATATCAGTCTTCTATATCTTCATCCACATCTATAACTCCGTTATCAATAAAATATTGAACGGCATCTTCCACCCCATCTCTATGCCCTAGGCTCCACGTAGTAATCCCGCAGCCTATTAAGCAAAAAACAAAAATAATTGTGTCGACGCCGAAAAACATACTATATCTCCGAGATATGTTCTTGTGAATTTATACTATTATACATAAATATGAAGTGAAAGTCAAGAAAAATTTTTTGTTAGCTAAAAATTCTTCTTGACTTTTCAGGTGAAATGTTCTATACTACATTTTAAATATATTCATACAGGTTTCTATGAAAAAATATATAAAAAGACCATGGACTCATGATGAGCGAAAGCTGCTGAGTAAAGTGTATCATCAAAGCTCCAGATTAGAATTGGAAGAGCTTTTTCCAGACAGAACATACAATGCCTGTGTAAAACAAGCCAAGTATTTAAAGGATAGAGGATGGTTTTTCAAAAAGCAATAACAGCAGTACTATTAGCTATATCTAGCCAGTCAGTGAATGCAGAAGTTTACATGACGTCTAACGACAAAAATGAAATATTTTGTTTAGCTAATAATATTTATTTTGAGAGTAGAAACCAAAGCTTAGAGGGTAGAACAGCAGTAGGGTATGTTACTATTAATAGAGTAACATCTAATAGATTTCCTAATACTATATGTAGGGTTGTTACTCAGAAAAGCAAAAGAAAGTGCCAATTTACATGGTATTGTTCAAAACCATCACGTAAGGTTATTAATGACCATGATGCGTACTCAGAAGCTTTATCCCTAGCATGGAAGCTATTCTACGCTAATCGTTTAATATGGGATGTAACGGACGGAGCTATGTGGTATCATGCTGATTATATAGAAGCTCCAGTCTGGACTAAGAATATGACTATTACTAATAAAATAGGTACTCATATTTTTTATACAGACGGGAAAAATTAAGGAATAATTTGAAAGTTACTGTAAAAAATAATAATGTTGAAAGAGCATTAAAGATATTTAAGAGAAAGAGCGCTGATATAGTTTGGGACTATAGATCAAAAGAGTTCTATGAGAAACCTAGTGTTAATAAACACCTATCTCACAAAGCGGCAATCAAAAGAGAGAGAAAAAGACAAGGAGCTAATAGCAATGTCAAATGGTACTAATTTCGAACTTGTAGGAGACTTTATGCAAGTATTTGGGCAGGAAGTAAAAGATATTCCTGAGATGGCAGATGAAGACACTCAAAAGCTAAGATATGAACTAATAGCTGAAGAGTTACAAGAGTTTAAAGATGCTATGGATGCTATGGATATTGTAGAAGTTGCTGATGCTCTTACAGATCTATTATATGTTGTATATGGAGCAGGGCATTCTTTTGGGCTTGATTTAGACTGTTGTTTTGCAGAAGTACATGCTAGCAATATGAGTAAACTAGGGGAAGATGGTAAACCTATCTATAGAGAAGATGGAAAAGTACTAAAAGGGCCTGGATTTTTTAAACCTAACTTGGAGTATGTTTTAGACTTTTAAAAATTGTCAGTAACCTTCCTTTTGAGGGGATTCACCTTTCAAAAAATAGTTCTTGACATAGTAGGTGACACTTGCTATAATTTGCTATGAAATGTTTTACTAGGCTAATAATTATTGGCCAGGCACCGTGAACCTACTATGTCATATACAGCAAAAGATTTAAATCCTTTAGTGCGCGGAGACGATTGGACTATTAAATTAGTAATCAGCTCTGACGGCACTATTACGGATGTAACAAACTATACTTACACCCTTACTCTAAAAGCAAATATTGATGATCCCGACCCGGGAGATCTTCAAGTTTCTGTTGTTCCTATAGGGCCAAGTGCTGCTGTAGGAATTGTTTATCTTAATGCGTCCCGCACCCTTACAGGAGCCTTAGACCCTAAAACCTATAACTATGATATTCAACAAGTTGATGATTCGGGCAATGTTCAAACTCTACTTATTGGAAAAGTTAAAGTAGTCAAGGACGTTACCAGAGCTAATCCTTAATGGCTTTCGGTACACGTACCACAGTATTCAATAACATGGATGCCGACAATGTCGGCACCCTTGAGTATACCCCTGGAGGGGGTAATACTATAGACGTTAACGTAGCGGATGGATTTGAATTGCAAGGTACTGGTTGTATCGAAACTCGTTTTGACAATGAAAATAACTTTATTCAAGCCGTAGGTGCGAGCAATAATGCTAGCAGAAATTTATCAAGCTCTGGTAGCGCTACTCTCTACTGGTTAAATACCTCTGTAGGTAGTACTCTTACTTCTTATGATGTCTTAATTCATGATGGTAGCAATAATGGTATTGTTAATTTAGGGTCTTTCTATCCGGCTACAGGAGGTTATACTCCTATTTGGTGTGACGTACCCTCACTATCAGGAAGTATTACTACTAGTAATGTCGAAGCCATAGGGTTTCGAGTAAGTAATACCGATGCCGGATCTGGTAATAAACCTAATACCTTTCTAGATAATTTTATTACATTTGTGGGCAGTCAAGTCTCTCCATTCTATATAAATGGAACTACAGATAATACTATAGCCTTTATTCGAACTACAGAGTCTAACAAAACTAACGGATATAAAGGTTTATTAGTAACTCAAGCAGGAGCAGATTTATTTTACTGTCGACTTACAATAGGGGAAGGAGCTACTGCAGGTACTGCAATTGCAACAACTTTTTCAGAATCAGATAAAACTTTTATTCACGTAGATCAAGCAGCTATTGATACTGCGTGGCTTGGTTGGACAGTAAACCTTGGAAATGCTTCTACTACTTTTAGTATGACTAACTGCAACTTTCAGTCTTCAGCAGTATCTATTGCTACTAATAGACCTGACTTAATTTTTACAGGCACTACAGGAACAGCAACAATTAGCTCCTGTGCTTTGCTAGGATTAAGACTTATTACTATGAATAGTAGTGTAGAAATTACTGGAGGCACAGTAGATGCAATAGCCCTTACTTTAGGGGGAGGCTCAATAGAAAATGCAGATATACGACCCCGCTCCGCTTCTGCAGTAGCCATGATTACAGATGCTGCTTTCGGAACCACTACTGGAATAAATAACTGTAATATAATTAATGTAGGCTCTGGGCACGCTTTTGAATTTACAGCTACTACTTATACTGCCGATACCTCGATTACTTTTACAAATATAGTATTTGATAATACTACTTTTGGGGCTAATGGGTCTACTAGTGCCGCTATAAGAAATACAAGTGGGTTTGAAATTACAGTTGCTTTGAATGGTACTAGTAATACACCTACTGTAACTAATGTGGGTGCGGGCTCTTCTGTAGTTTTTGTCGCAGCAAAAGCACTGGTTATTGATAATATCGAAGATGAAACTGAGCTAAGAGTCTACAGTTATACTGATTTAAATAATCCTTTAACCTATACGGAATTAGTAGGGGCTGAAAGAGTTGGGGCTACCCCCGACTCTAGTACTTTTGATAGTATAGCAGCAGATCCAGTAAATGCTGGAAAGTATAAAGTTACAAGCTCATATGATACCTCCGGAGGAGATATTAATGTAGTAATTGTAGCACATAATTTAAACTTTGAATTCTTTCGAGTTCAAAAAGTTTTGACTGCTAGTGCGGATACGACTATATCGCTCTTTCAGAGTTCTGACAGGCAATATGATTCGGGAACGGTCTAACAGTCGAGGCTACTTAGATATACTTATAAACAAGTATATATTATAATGTCCTAGACTTAGGGCAAGCTATTAGGAGAAAAACTAAATGGCTAATTTCTTTCAAACTTCTAACGTCCAGAAGGATCCGGATCAATTGTCAGTACACGTACCGACAGTATCCACTCCTATCGCATCCAGTATTGGTGGTGATATTATTAATGGACAAACAGCCGCTGCTGACTACGATAACGTAGGCAACAACGGAACTTTTACTGCTGGTTCGGGGTATGTCGTAGATAATGTAATTGAATTATCTGATGGTTCTAAAGTAACTGTTACTTCTGTAAGCACCGGAGCTGTTACTGGTTTTACAGTAACTACAGTTGGTGGGGCAAATACTGCTGCTGCTGCAACTCTTACCCAATCTGCTGTAACCGGCGGGGCTTCTCAAGCAGGCACCAATTTTGACTTAACTACTGGTACGGACAATATTTCTGCGGCTATTACTGCTGACGAAATTATTATTGATTGGGACCTCAAGAAAATTGGTTTGGTTGTTCAAGGTAACTTAGGCGATGATGGGGCTTCTTTGAAAGCTATCTACTCATCTCTCAAAGATGCTTGGCAGTCTGACGCACTTTTGATTAAATTCCCTTTCCCAATGGGTCCAATTACGGACGAGCAGTTCGAAATGATCAACGGCTGGAACTGGGATAAAGTTGAAACTTCTGGTACTGTTAGTGCCACTACTATTGAATTAATTCGTGATGGTGGTTGGTCTGTTAAAGATACGTCTAACGTCATTCAAGAAGAATGGGCTGCTATTATCTCTCTTGGTATTCTTGGGGCAACTGACCAAGTATATTATCAGCAAGTACAAGATGAAACTTCTACTACCAATACTTTTAACTTTAAACAGTTTGGTGCAGTTAATCAGGCAGTTCAAATGTACGAAAATGGTGGAGCGGATTATCGGGATCAAACAGGTGCAACTAATATTCTGAAGTTGTTTGTTCGTGAGTGGCAGTCTACATACGGTACTTCACGCTTCAGTGATATCGGTGTATCCTCAGTAACGTATCAAGCATATCGATTCCCTCTTACGTCTCAGGCAGACTTGAAGGTACCTCATCTCGAAGGCTTCCTTTCTGGTGGTGTTAGTGTTAGTGCTTCTTCTGACGGTACTATCCATACTTATACTACTCCTAGTGCTCACGGCTTAGCTATTGGGGAAGTTTTGACTATTACTGGTTTTACTTCTGAGACTGATTTCAACGAAACTACTACGGCAATTCTGTCGATTCCTAGTGATACAACCTTTACTATGACCCCTACAGTAGCAACTGCTAATAGCAGTACTGATACCGGTGGTTCTGCTGTTCGTCCTTCTTATGATCTTACAACTATCACTTATGTTCGTGACGCTAACGGTGATCTTGTTACTAACGATAAGATCTCAGGCGCTACACATACTACTGGGGCTGGCGACTATGCAATTGGTGATGTTATTCAAGAAGCAGGTGAGTGGTACATCAATAAGACTGGTGTCAATACTGCTACTGCTCCTCCAAGTGATCCTACTAACTGGGAAGTATTCGCAGGCTCACGTGAAATTGCGGGCACTAACTATCCCTTTACTGTAATCATTGATGGGGATACTAACGTTGCTGGTGAAGGCGCTGGTGGTGTAAATACTACTGTAGATATCTATGAAAAAGTACAGTACTTCTTACGTCAAAATAGCGATATCGATGCCGATGGTACTGGTACTGTTGTTGGTAAAACAGGGGATAGCTTACTCCGATTTGTTGGGGACACTCTTGTAACCGCATCAGGTGTATATATCGATAGTTTTGCGGAAGCAGATACTAACGCTATTGAATTCGTTGATGCTCAGAACGGAACTCGATTATTCAACTTCTTAGCAACGCTTAACGTCAACTTTGGCTCTACGTTGCAGGATGATGAGTTTGCTAAGTTCTTCGTATTCTTCGAAAATGATTTGGCTGCTACTTCTCCAGAAGGAAAAAACTACAATACGCCACTGGCTGTAATTGTACAAGACAAGGATAGTACTCCTATCTCAGGCTTAGTAAACCCTTCTTGGCCAACTAAGCGTGCTTCTGCTACCTTCTCATATGACTATGATGGTAACGTTCAGCGTGGGGCAGGTTCTGCTTCTACTCCTGCTCCAATTATCGTTGTGGCACTTGGATTGAATGAAGCTCAGTACGTATCATCTGCTGGTACAATTAACCGTTCTAAGTCAAACATCGTTTCACTTATTGCGGCTCTTGAACGTAACTACGACGAAGGTACTGTCTAAGTTATAGTTTAATATTAGATGTAAATTCGGGGGGAGGGTTTCTTCCCCCCTTTTCTAAAACGAGGAAAAAATATGTTTTCAAGAAAGAAAGTTAGACACACTGCGTATACCATGAAAAATGGTGTTACTCAGTTTAATGACGAAATAAATTTAATTATTGCAGAAATTGAAAAAGTTATGGAGCCTGGGGATACTTGGGCAGGTTTTTCCTTAACTTGGGATCTTTTTGTAACAAAAAATAATATTGTAAGAATTGCTCCTGAAACTGACAAGACATTTATCCACTCGACATTAATTGAGATTAAGACTAAGGTGGAAATGGGGCTTGCATTAGAGAGTATTCTAGAAGGACTTCCCGCACGGAAAAGAAACGTGTATCAAATGGTAGATTTAAACTATTTAGGCCAAGAAATTGACTGGAACGGCTACGAAACGAAATGGAATATAAGCATTAACTATGCAAGTAAGCGGTTAGAAGTTAACAATTTGAGTACTAAAATTAACCAACCAGTAATGCCTACAATTGAAGAACCCGCTAAGGCCCCACTGGCTACCAGTATACAAACCGAATTAGACTTGAAGCCTATCGATGAATTTGACGATGATTTCAAGGCAAAAATTATGAAGTTGCTGTCTACAGCAAAATAAGGAGTAAATAATGGCAGGGGAACGCAAATATACTAGAATACCTCCGGAAAGTACAGGTGATCGTGTATACATGATTCACACTGCTGAAATTAGGTATGATAACAAAGAATTAACGCATATTTGGCAAGTCGGTTCTATGTACCAACTAACGGGGGCTGTGCTTGATAGTAACAGTGACTTTATGTTCCATGTGCATGGAATAAAACAAGAAACGTCTACTACAGGGGTGCTTTCTGTACACTATAATTCTACCGCAAAACACTTAGGCTATTCTCCTGAGGATAATCAGGAAATAAGATTTGGTGGTATAGACGGACAAATTATAGCTTACGTTAATGGACCTGCGGAAGATATTTATATACCCGCCCAAAACATTATGGGATATGATAATCCAGAGTTTGGGTGGAACGTAGATAGGTTTGGCTCAGGGCAGGTTACCTTCCAAGAAGGCGCGCCTGAGTTAACTCAATATGGAGAGCTTCGTACTTCAAATAAACAGTTAGTTGCTCAGTATTTATTCACCAAAAATGCTTTATTAGACCAATTTTCAAATAGTTTAGGTAATGGGGGAACTGTTGAATATATTCCAGCATATCAAGCAGTAGAAGTTAAAGTTCAAGATATTACTGGATCAAAGTCCACTCATACTAGTAATCTTTACCACCCTTACATTCCTGGTGCTAATCAGTTAGTGGTTATGGCGACTAGAATAGGAGACACAGGCGTTGATGGGTGTATTCGTAGATGGGGTATGTTTGAAGGTGCCGACGGCTTTTTCTTTCAGCTTGGACGCGATCTCACTAATGGTGGAGATGGGAAAGGAAACGGTTTATACCTTGTTCATCGTAAAACTTTTGGAGGTATAAAAACAGATAGTATTATTCCGCAAGCTATGTGGAATAAAGATAATCTGTCAGGTAACGGGGGTGGTTCGAATCCTTCCGGCATGGAAATACTAGTTAATAGGTCTAACCAATATTGGATTGATTATCAGTATTTAGGAGGTGGACGAATTAGATGGGGTGTGTATTATGAAGGCCAACGAGTTGTATGTCATGAGATGGATATGGGAAACGGGGGAGCGGCTGGCTCCTGGCTTCATAATGCTACTGGTAATCCTAATCTGCCTATTTGCTGGGCTACCAATGTTTGGGACGGTACTTTAGCTACAGGAGAAAAATCTATATTTGCGTATGGTGCGGGGGTCTTCTCCGAAGGTACGGGTAATACTAATATTTTAGAAGAAGGTGCTTTTAGAAGCCTGGATGAAAGCTTTACCGTAACAACAGACTCTGTCGATAACTCTACTCATTATTTATTTTCTATGAGACCAGTCGCACAAATTAACGGTATTGATAATCATTCTTTATATTTACCTAAGTATTTAACTATTGATGCTTATGATGCAAATGGGGACGATGTTCGTGGAGAAATTAGAATATTCCGGAAGTGTCTACTGAGGGGAGAAAACTATAAACCAGTTGGGTACGCTACTACTGAAATCGACAAGGATGCGCGTCATGAAGGGCACGGACCAGAAATATTTAGAAGACCTATAAAAGGCCCTACAGATTTAAACTTTACTGAACTATTTAATACAATTCAGTATGGTACAGAGCGAGTAAACTCAGAGGCTAGTACTTCTGTTAGATCTCAAGAGCTATTATCTATTGTGGGGGACGATAATCCTTATGGTACAGGAACTGCAGTTACAATTAAAGTAATAAATAACCCTATTTTTCAAACTAATGTTCATTACTTTGAAGATCGTCTACCTATTACAGTCTCAGGAGTTACGGAGCCGGGTTTAACGTTTTTAAATGGTAATACCTATAATATGGCTTTGCAGGATAGAGATGAAGCTCAACTATATACTACTATTGAGCTGCTTGAAGACGATAGGGCTACTCGAGAATTAAGTTCTAATTATACTGGGGAACATCACGGCCATCAAAATGATCATATTATCTTTAAGTCCGGAGCTGCAATTAATGAACGTGTTAGAATCTTGGAGCTAGGTTATAGAGGTACTAGTACTGATTATTTCTTAGTAGGGGATAGACAGTCTACTACAATTGATTCGGTTGTAGCAGGAGACTCGTTCTGTATAGAAAGAGTACGCTCTATCGATACTATTGTTGCTGCCGGAGGCACTGCCTCTGTTCGCTCGTGGCAACACCATTTTACTAGTAATGATAAGGTAAGGATTTCAGGTACTACTAGTTTCAATACTGCTAGTGTCGCAAATGCTGTAGTTACTAATGGAAGTGCTACTATTACAGGAATAGGGTTTACTGCAACTGGATTAACTCCGGGGGATTTTATCGAAGTTGATGATAGGCACGGACAAATTTCTACAATTACTGATACTGAAATTGTTCTTGTAGCTCCTTTTCCTGGGATTACCGGTACTTATACTTTATATGAAGTAGTAGCAGTTACTGTAGTAGACGATCATAATTTTACCTATGCTACAGATGTAGTTGCTGGTCAAGAGACTGCAGGTACAGCTACTAGCTACCATCATCATGTGTTTTCATTAGATGTATTTACTACTTCAGCTAACTCTTACCCATTAGACTATAATACCGTACTAAATGCAGTTCAAGGTAGTGGTACTCAAGGTACAGGTAGTCTAATCATTGGTACTCCTCCGCCTCAAGCAGCGTGGACCTTCATGTGGAATCCTATCAAGCGTCCTGTAGAAGATGAAGAACATAATATTCGAATCAATCTTCAGTGGAAGGAAAGAGAACAGTAAAATGCCGAGCATAATTTTCAATTACGGAGAATGGTCCTATTGGGCTCCTCGAAACTTGCCTGATACTCCAGGGGGTATGAAGGTTACATTTGATGGAGAGAACAGGCTTATTCGAGTTAATCCTGGCGAGGGATCTATCGATGTAAAACTCGATATCTATAGTAATTGGAAAGAGTGGAAGCTTCAAAGGAAAAACTCTCAGTGGTACGAAGCTATCACTACCACTGGGGGAGATCCTATTACCGAAACTACGTCTTTGGGAGATTCTTACTTTCTTGAAAACGGATGGAGAATACAGCCTTGGATTCCTGCTGATTTAAACCTTTCTGGTTATATTCTTGATATTGTAGGTAATATTTATACTCGGGAAGAGGGAGGCAATCCTGTAAATCCTCAGAGCGGAGTAACTATTGCATTAACTCGATCCTCTCTCCCAACCGTTTCTATTGCAGGGGGCGTGAAAACGGAAACCCGCCTTCTTGAAGTTTGGAGGTCTCTCGGGCTTGATAAAGATAATCCTCAAATTATTACTGATGAGAGTATTACTACAGGTACTGCTCTGAAAATGAATATTACTAATCCTAGTAACGAAGTTACTATTGTTTCAAGAGAAGAGTAATGAGTAGCCATACTGGCATTGGTAGGAGAATATCCCTTGCAACTCGTGGTTGGAGAGGGGGTATTTTTGATAAATATTACTCTGCACAAGATATCGAGATTACAACTGCAGGGACGTACTCTGCAATTGTAACTGCAAACCCTACGAATATTGAAGCCAGTGTATCAGTACGATCTACTGCCCCGTCTTCTTATAGTGTTGATAGTATCTTGGTTGATACGTTTGATGTGCAAGTAGTAGTTCCTAGCTATAAGGTAGAATTAACAATACTTGGGTCGGACGCAAATATTACTATTTTGGATGGAGTACCATAGGTGGTGGGCCTTCAAGGATTTGAACCTTGGACCTGCCGATTATGAGTCGGATGCTCTAACCATCTGAGCTAAAAGCCCTTCCAATACCTAAGAATAGTACTTCGTTAATGTTAGTAACACGGCTGTACCTGATATAGCACTGCCAATCATAATGGCTTTATCATTCCATATACTCCCAACATAAATCCAACATAGAGCACTTAGTGCATACAGAGATTGTCCTGCAATGAGTAAGTCTGCCTGCTGTAGAAATATTCCAGTAACCGCAGAAATTGTAGCAGCCCATTTTACATAACTGTCAATAGTCCCCGTAGGAGTAGTAGGCTTTAAATCCTCTACTTCCATCTGAAGCTCTGTCATTTCTTGTTTCAACCGCTTTCGTTCCGCAGTTAATTCCATGGCAAGACGGCCTGCCTTGCTCATAGTACTTCCCTCAAACTTCTCTTTAATATCTTCGTCTATGCTCACTAATCGCTCTCAACTAAAAAAGTTAGGGGGAACACAATCAATCCAAACATCATTCCGACTATTATAATAACCATCTCTGGAGATGTCGTATCGAGTACTTTTCCGCCCTGTATAATTATATAGAATATCCAAAAAGCATACCCTAGCCATTTCATATATTAGCCCCCTTTAAAATTTTCTTCATATCGAAAGTATTTGTCCCCAATTTTAACATAAAGAGCTTTTTTGCATTTATACGGAGTACCTTCTTTCAGACCTGCAAAAGTATAAGTATTATAATCACCAAAAGCTTCCTCTAGTGTTAGATACTTATAGGTATGCACGGTTTTTCTGTTATAAAAGGTATGTACTATATACATTCTAAAAGTCGTTAAAATTCAGCCAAGGTTGATTGGTTGCAATTTTAAATTGACTTAACATCCAATCAAAATCTTCCATAGACTCTGCTTCTAATGTGATTGGATCTTCCGTACACATTTCAGGCTTGCCATCGTCATCATAGAAAACTTCGTGAATGCCGTACCACTCCGCATCACCTTTTTCTTTTTTAATTATTCTGTAGCTCCAGCTCATAGTAACCCCGCTCCGATTTAGCTAAATATAACGTATATTCCTACTAATAATAATATTCCTGTTAAGTACCCCATAAGAAATCCTTTCCAAAATTTTATAGAAAGTTCTTCTTTGTACGTCATTTTTCTACCCTGCAGCCATCGTATATACAAAGACGCCCATAAAAGCGAATAAGCATACCGTGTTAATAATTGTTAGCCACGTCATTCTTCGTGCAAACTTCAGCTCTTCTTCCCAGCTATAGTTGTCCATGTTTTATCATCTCCTCAAAGGTATCCCACATTCTATCAAATCTCATCTCATAAAGTTCTTTAATTCCATCAAGCTTTCTGGTAAGACGTTCTTCTTCTTCTGTGCTCAGATTATACCTATCACTATCTATGATATTCTCTGATAATAGTTGAAGATCATCAATTATTTCCCAGCAGTTCATTATGTTCTGCTCTAGTACAAATCTATCTTTCATTGTTTCTCCCACTAATATCATATATGATTTCCGTCTTCATCGTAAACTCCTGGATGAAGTTGATTGAAATAGTCATAATACTCCTTTAATTCGGCCTGTGTCATCATTGCTAGTAGCGCTTTTAACACATACGAATAACTGAATTCGTCTTCTGCTAACTTTGCAAATCTATACCTTAATTCGTTAGCATCCATAATCATATTGTCCATCTCTTTCACACTCTCTAGTAGCTCATCGAAAGTCTTATCTTCCATTACCAGTTACCTTCCTCCCAGCCATCTGTTTCGTCAGTATTGTAACAATCGTAGTACCAATTGCCATACATCTCTAAGATATCATTGTCACTAAAGTCACCGTCTTCTTCGATCATGTCATCCGCAATCATTTCATCTCTTAAGTTCGCAATATACTTGCCAAAAGCTACGTTTGAAGGCGACATAAATACTACTTCCATCTGCTCTGGGTCTAAAATAATATGAACAATCATTTCCACTCCTTTTCTTGTAAGAGGATATTATACAAGAATTTAGTATAAATGTCAAGAATTTTGTTTGGCTCTATAGTCTTTAATCTTCTCCTTCCCGTAGATTAAGTTCTTTTAAATATTCCCCACCATCTACGGTAGTTTTATGAGCTTTTTCCCATCTTCTAATATTACGGCGGAGGCCGTAACACAGGACGGAGTTATTATGCATAAATGCAAAATTGTCAAGTTCTTGAATTTCTTCTTTACTTAGCTCAGATACTCTCTTATTATAGTGCATTTCAATAAGCTCTTCCGCAACTATTGTAAGGCGCACCTCCATATGTGTTTCCCACTGATCAAAGTTTTCCATTAAATTCCATTGCAAAGCTTTGTGCGACGAGAGGAGAAAGAAAGTGAAAGGTATCTTCGTATACATTCGTATAGATTACCATATGATAGTTTTCTTTGTCCAGAAGTTCCTTACTCACTAGGTTTTTACACCAATCTTTTGCCGATCCTCGATGATCGCTATGCACTCGCACAGATACTCCTGGCATCCAAGATCTTTTTGCTGCGGTTACTTCGAGCGGTGTAAGTTTAGTCTTCGTTCTTTGTTTCATCATAAAGCCTTTCTATTGCTGTACAGGCGTCGAAGACGGAGGGGTAAACTTCTCGATGGCTTTGATACCCTCGGTCTCCTCCGTTGTCTGAGTATTCAAGGTAGGCTCCGTTATTTGCGAAGTAAATTGTGATGCTGTCGATTTCGCGAACCATTGGGTTCTCCTTCTATTAATTTGTTTTAGTTGATTGTTACTTTTAACCATGTCGGGATCTCTCCACTTACACTCGTATTTACATAGCCATCATCGGTCACAGGAGCTTCTCTCCAGTGTAGAATTGTGCTTTTGAGTACATCTCTCCACGCACACACATCGAGTGCGTACATTCCAAAGGTATTGCTCTCAGGGGATTGTTTTCCAACTTTTGGAGATCCAGGAATATATCGAGGATTGGTAGTACAGACCATATTGCGCTCCGGTCCTTCCAGCTTTCGAAAGCAAAGTATAATTATTCCACTTTCCAATTTTTGCAGAAGTTCCTTCATTCCACACATATTCCAATCACAGTAGGTGCAATTTCTAAAGGAAGTACAATTTCCATGTAATCCTTTTCTGCTTCTTTCCTCCTGTCTCGTTTTTCTTCGTAGCTCCACGGTAATTCTTCCCCGTTGCGACCCCGCTCCCGGTTTCCTTCTCCGTTTAATTCTGTTAAATCCTGCTCTATTTCTTTAAAATTTGGCATATTACTTACTCATATAGTAGCGACGACACTCCTGATGTGACTCAGCAATACCATCTAACACTTCTTGGGCACATTTTTCGTCCAGTTTTCGATTTCCATCTTTTACCAGCACAGTTCCTACTAAGATCATCGCAATAATGATTCCTGGCATTGGTGTCTCCTTTTTCTAATAAGTTTTTGAGAAAGCTTTTTTTGAAAGAGGAAAAAGCCATAAAACCTACACCCGGCATTAGATCCATCTGATTAACGTGGCGTGCTTACACGGAGATGTTCTACGAGTTCTCTTCTCGATTTCTTACCACATATTATACACGAAAGAACGAAAAAAGTCAAGATATTTTTTTACCTCTCCTCAGTTTAAATATTTTTTAGTAACCTCTTTCCTTTCCAGTTCGGATAACCGTATACCTGCTCAAAAATATTACTTGTGTTATGCCAAAACGTATGTTATAATTTATTTCTAAATCGTAAGATTAATCAGGTAAGTCACTTTTCTTACAAACCTAAACTAGCAAAATCGTAATGCATTGTTTCGTACAAGTGTGACGCCGTTCTACTGAAAGATAAGGCGTCACTCTACTACGGGATTTATGCAAGATATGATGAGCTAGTCAAAACCCAACATTCAATCTAACAATTCGTGCTTATGTACTGATTCTGACCTAATCGTCTTAATCCCGTAAAAGCACAATAATTGTTACGATCCCGCATCAATTACATCAAGCCTTAACTACAATTTTCTTTTTTAATTCCCACAACCATGCCCAATTCGCGACGGGGTTTTTATGGTCTTTTCCGTATGGGGAGGGTAATCTTTGCAGATTTTATTAGATTTGAATGAATTTGGGTAGGTTTAGTTCCTACCCTTTTCATCCTAGTCTTGGAAGATAATTTCTTTTCCCGCTCTGACCCCGCGTAAGGCGTCTTCAAGAGCTTTTAATGAGGATTTTGGGGCTTTATCAAGCCCTTGTAGGTGTTCTGGTTCGCACATTAGCATATCTGCTATAGATGTTACGATTTCTACTTTTGTAATCGGCACATCCCCAGTTTTGGATCTATAAACTTCTCGTCTGTAGACTCCTTCTCTGCTTAGTTTTCCGATTACGGATTTAGTGCTTTTTCGAAACTTCTCAGCAAGTGCTTCGACCGTTTCTTTTGATGGATTTTTTTCATACTCTTGGATGAGTACCTGAGACTCCTCCTGACTATAATTCATCCTTCTCTCCTTTAGTCGTTAGGGTTAAGTGGTGCTTCTAAGGTAAAGTTACCTTCTTCATCTGAATAAACTGTTACGACCCCGTACTCTAGGTATCGTGCTTCCGTATTCTCAAGCCCTACAATTTTTATATACCGATTCAGCAAATGCTTATAGCCTTCTTCAACTTCTAAAGCTTGCTCCTCAAGGGTATATGCTAGCATCTCCATTCTGCCAAGAGCATCATAGTACTCCTCTAGCTGAGAAGATGCTACGTCTAGTCTGTTTTTTAGGGTTCGTTCGATAGGAAATTCAAGTATATTGGACATAATTTCTCTCTTATGTGATTTGGATTACTACAATACCTTTCTCTACTTTAACTTTAAAAGAAGAGTCAGCTACCTCATCCAAAATCTCTGCGGGTACAATAAAAGCAATATGCTCATCGTCCCCAGGAATATCTTCAAATAGCTCCTCATAGGAGTATGAATATTTCGTAGTCATAAAATTTTCCAAAAATATTTTTCAGGTGAAAAATGAATTATAAGAGATTTTGGATTGAATGTCAAGAACTTTTTACAGATAGGTGGCATAAAAAAAGACCCTCAGAGGAGAAAACTCCAGTGAGGGCCATAAACATAGTTCAATGAGCTATTGTTTTAAAGACTCTTAGCAATTACTAGCAATTTATCGAGTCTATCTCCTCTCTTTACGAGAGGGTTGTATGAACCCCATCCTACGATCATACTTGCTACTCCCGTCACACTTGGTAGGGCTATAATAGGAGTAACCCACCCGGAACTTTTTTAATTGTAGGAGGTTTCCAGTGATGCATAACTCCTTAGGGACTCAAAGTGTCCTGCAAGACTTAGGGATTAATACATTATCGAGTCCCCAATCCTTAAGGGGCAGACGTCCTGTTTATAAAGCCCATAAACAAGATACGGTTTTTATAGTCTTCCGAGTGACCATCCAACCATATTTCAGGCATGGAACTATCTTTTGAATAAGTATATATTATACTTCGACTAACCATATTTGTCAAGAAATATTTTAACCAAAGGTTAAAAAATTAAAAAATAGGCAGGTCCGTACGGGGTTGCACCGCAATTTCTAGTTTTGGAAACTAGCGTGTTCACGTAGTTACACTACAGACCTAGAGAAATCAATACCTCGTTTTGCTAGTTCTACTCGTGCTTTTGCTCGGGTTTTTCGTTCCCCTCTTCGTAAGTCAGATTCAGGTTTTGCACATAGTTCTAGGAGCTCAGAAGCTTTAACTCCTGCTATAGGAAAAACTTTCTTTGTCTTTACTTTCGTAGCTCTATCCAGAATAATTTCATTTGGTTTAAATTTAACAGCCATTAAGCTTCTCCTTATTTAATTTGTTGGAGGTTTTTTGATATTCAGAAACCTGGCCTAAAACTGAGCAGTAACACTACTTACTTATATAAAGCATATGTGGATATATGATTTATATAAATATTAGTGCGAGGCCCTTTTTTGTGAGGCGGCCCGCTACTCCCCGAGGCCTTAGCCTCTGCTGTCAAAAAGATCTAACTGTACAAACTCATTAAAAGGGTATGCGATAGTCGGAAGCTCACAAGCTTTCTTTATAAGTGATCTCCATGTTCCTTCAGATTCTCCAATAGTCAAAAAACATTGAGACTGTTTAGTAGCTACCATATATGGCTGCCCTAGATGAAAAGTTATCTCTCGAAGAGATAGTATCCCGTCTTCTTCAATAACTCTAATTTCCCACTGTCTTTCCATTACAGTTCCTTTTTCCATGTATTGATCACAATATACTGAACCGAGGGCCGATCCCATACTGATAACACCTTACAATGCACTCTAGAGAGGTTTCCCATCTGGCTAGGAGCCTTATATGCTAACTGCTCTAAATCAAACTGAGGTATGTTACTCCAAAAGCATACGTTTGACACAATGGTATCTCTTGCATGATGCTCCGAGGAGTCAATATCTCCCTCAAACTCTATTTGGAAGCCGTAGCCTTTCTGACGTACAGCTTCCTCTAGGTCAAAGCTCTTTAGAGAAGTAGATTTTCTAAGCTTAGTTACCAATGGAAAGTACCAAGGCCTCTAAATCTACTTTGGAAGCTTTTGTTAGTGAAGGCAGTTCTACACCTAATTGAGCTTCAATAGTTTGTACTAAAGAGTCTTTAGTTACTCCACTAGTCTTTTTTACAGCAACTTGTGCTTGATATACGCCTTCTCGTGCTAACTTAGCAATGATACTGCGGTCTGTCTTTTCAAATTTCTCTGCGAAGAAAGAAACTGTTTCTCGTGAAGGGTTCTCGCTATATGCTGCTACCATTTCTTCAACTTGCTCTACTGTGTAATTACTCATCATAAAATTCCTTGTTTTTTGTTTTTTCTTTAATTTATGTAAACTATTATAGTAGCATTTTAGTTAAATGTCAAGAACTTTTTTTTCTAAGCTTCTTAACTTTTTTATTTACTAACCATACGAATGCTCTCTCATACCCACGTGCCTCTATCTCATACTCACAAAACCAATAAGGATTACCACTTTTACCACTACTAGGAAACTCTTCTATAGCTTCTCTAGTTAGTTGGAAGGCATGTACACATTCATGCGCTACAATACCTACTAGAAGTTCTGTGTCTAAATCTTTCTCAAGCATCCACAACTTATTCAGTGTAACTGTATATTCGTGAAATGCATCTACTGTATCTAGCTCTGCATATCTATCAGCATCCATTTCAGATATTGCTAAATTAATGCGAGGCACTTCGAACTGTTGTTCTTTCTGCCATCTATCTACGCTTTTTTGGAAGTAATCGTTAACTACATCAATAGTTAATAAACACAAATCCATCTTGTCCATTGTATTCATATTATCTCCCTATCTCATGCTTAAATTCACGAACCAACCAATACTTGTATTTATTAAAGTAACATTTTTTACTGTAGTTGGGCATTGTACCCTCAAACATATCAACTTCATCAATATGTTCTTGCCACTTACGCTCCAACCAGCTACGAAAAGTTCCTGGTTTCATCTATAATTCTCCTTAACATGGGATATATTATAATACCTTTTGTTTTTAGAGTCAACAACTTTTTACCCTACAACGAAATATATTAGCCCAATTAATATGGTCACAACTTTCCAGAAATCAAAACTGGTAATCATAGTTCTCCCCAGCCCGCAGAGCGGAGCCAAGCATTATCAGCTTCCATATCATATTCATGCTGGCTTCTAGCCAAATCAATACAGCTATCACACAGACGCTTATCCCCAAAGAAATCGGTACGACCGCACTTAACTGTAGTTTCTTTATAGTCCCACCCTGCTGGTCGGAAGTATTTTATCTCATTTTTACACATATAATTCTCCTTAACATGGGATATATTATAATACCTTTTGTTTGGGTTGTCAAATATTTACTTCTCTTTTGGTCATAAAAAAACGCAAATTAATTCCCGGGGGCCGCTCTTGCCCTTTCGGGGTCAAGAATTATTTGCAGACTCGGCGCAAAATTTTTTCAAATTAAGTGTAACCCCGTACGGGGTCTTTTTGTCCCCTGCCCACCATAAATCTCTTGCAATTTGCTGCAAAACCCGCTATAATGTACCTACTGGGAGTCCGTGTTCATGCTCGGGGCGAGCGGGGTTGGGGGCTATTTGCTTCAATTAAGTTCAATTAAGTCAAATTAAGTTCGGTTTGCCACATCCCCGCGCGGTAGCTTTTACACTTCGTTTTTGCACTCGTGGAACGGCGCACGGGGTCAAATATAAATCGCTTTTTCACTTTCGGTCCGGCGCTGAAAATCAAAAAGAAATTTTCGCAATCGTGTGCGGAGACTAAGGTTCTCACACCCGTACTCGGACCCGCAAGAGCGTAACACCAATCGGATTTGCACTTCGCTTTCGCACTGGCGCCCCCGCGCCGAAATTTTCGGCATGTCAAGCTTTTTTTCGTTTTTTTCACAAAAAATGTTTCACGTGAAACGCGCCAAAATTTTGACGCTAAAAAATGTTTCACGTGAAACGCGGAAAAAGTTGGCACGATTATTGTTCTCCTAATGCAAATATTAATTCTCGCAAAAAATTCTCAATACCAGTCTTTTTATTATTGTAGTCAACATGAATCCAATCGTCATCGATGCAAGCATTTTTAAGCGCGGTCATCTCATCATAGTAGGAAAGCGCGCGCTCATCATTGGGCGAAAATTTCCAATAGGTCAAGGGTGATTTTTTGCGCTTTTCAATTCGCCGGTGTTGTTCAGCTTCAGTAATCGATAACCACATTTTTATCATAGTGACATTCTGATCACGTTCCCAGATTTTGTGTGATTTGATAAAATTGTCGTATTGCTTAGGTGAGCACCAGCCATTCAAGCGCTGAACCATCGCCCGAGAATACCATGAGCGATCATAAAAAACGATTTGATTTCCGCGTGGCATTTTGTGCGCCCAATAAGCAAGCCAATTTTTCATGGTGCGCTTGCTAGGCTTTTTGCTCAAATGAACAGAAAAGCGATTCATGGGCAAATAATGCGTGGCCTCGCGAATCGTGCTGGATTTTCCGGCAGTGTCGCGCCCTTCTAACAGAACCGCAACCGGCCCTGTCAACCCTTCGACAATCTCATTTAACTCAGCCTGTAAAGTCTCAATTTGATTCATGTTAAGCCCCAATGATTAAGTAGATAATGCCACAGATTAACAGAAAATCGGCGGTGATGGAATAGGCAATATAAAGTTTAAACGCAAGTGCTAGAATTTTCGTTTTCATATCATGCAACCTTTTTTGCAGTAAAATGATTTTTTGCTTGGTAATCTCTCCAGCTATAGCCCACACCCGAATCGATAATATCTTGCATTTTGCCGCGCTTTACCAGCGCATTTAAAATTGGCAATTCATAATCGATAATATCTTCCAACGCCGTGTGGGGTTCATCTGGCAAGTCTTGACCTGTAACGAATCGCGCCATCACCTCGGCATTGGTTTTATAGGTCATGTTGCCGAATTTTGTGGGCGCATTAAAGGCATGGTTTTGCATCACAAAATTCTTGTATTGATTTGTTGAAGCCCATTTAACGCAAGCCGTCTGCCAGAGGCAAAAGCGGCGAGAAAAAATAGTATGATCAATGCCAGTATTTGACATTTTGCCAGCATCGAAAGCAAGATTATACGCGGTTAAAATCGGGTCATATTTTCCGACGGCACGTTCAAGCCAGCGATTAATCGCCGCGACCGAGGCGACCATCCGCGAGCCATCTGCGACCATTTTAGAATATTTGGCATAACGACGATCCGCCGAAGCCTTAGACCATAGAGCATCGCGAGGCGCTGATTTATCAAAAAAGAGCGGATGATTTTCGGAATCGGTAAAAATACCGTCAACCAAAACAGCGCACTGTGCATGAATGCGGCCTTTCCGGTCGGTGATAACGCAAGCAAAATCCGCAACTTTTTCGTTTTGAGTTGTCTCGCTGTCGATTGTAGCAAAATATTGTTTAGTCATTTTTTTATACCGCCTTATTTCGTGAGTTGTAGTTTACCGGATTAATAACGCGGAGGCTATTGTTTTTTAGCGTATCAATAACGTCTTGATTATCATCGAACATCATAGCCGTTCGACAAAAGCGCGCCCATGATATACCTTGACGTTTTGCAAGGCCTTGCAACAATCTCAATTTTAGAGATCCTGGGTTTTCATTGCCATCTAATAGACTGCGTGAAAGCATGTTATCGAATCGTAATCCCAAGGCTCGAAAGCTATCAAAATCGTGGTCAGATAATACCCTGCTAGTGCAAACCGTCACGGTGTGACCAGCATCATAAACTTTTTGCATCTGGTCGGCCAGAGGCAAAAGCGTATCCTTAGCCACATTTTCGGGAGTGTTTAAGGCTATCCATTCCGCAAGCGTTTCACCTTGGCGGTGGCTTGAGTCGATAACCGTTTCATCTAAATCAAAAATAAAGTGCATAAGAAAATCCAAGTATTGAAATGAGATTTAAGCATACCAGATTTATTGTCCGGTTGCAAATAGCCTGCACCGTTAAGAGTCCAAGCCCTACAATTGCCAGAGCCTTACCTGCTGGCGTGTCGATAATGAAAGGGGCGACTGACATACAAGCCGCCCCAATCCAACCGCAACCTATTGCGATCTTATCCAAGATTAGCTAAAACCATGTTAAGAGCGTCAACCGTTAAGTTTTCTCGATCTGACTGAGGCAGTCCAAGAGACTTTTCGATAGCACCAACTAGCTCGCGCTTGGTTGGGCCTTTGGGCCGCTTTGAAGCAGGAGCTTTAGCGATATAGTCAACGCCCTCGCTTTTAGCCTTTGCGATGATAGAGCGATAAGATACAGAACCGAATTCGTCGGCAAGTTTTTTAGCCTTATCAAGATCAAGCGGGGCCATATCGCGCATTCGCTTGACCATTTTATCAGTGTAAGTAGACATAATTTATTTCCTTTCTAGTAGTGTTATGCTTGATTGCATGGGTAGGATTTTACAGGGGTATCCTGTAATTGTCCAGTCTTTTTATATACCGAAATAGCATAACGATATGCGATTAAGGTATAAGGTTGAGCAGGAGTAACCCTGCAAGTGGCAAGATAATTGCAAAGGCAATTATCATGCCAAGAATACCGAAGCCTGCTTGAACAGCGGCTTCAGCTATCATAGCGTAATCTCGAAGCCGTTAGCCAGCGATATTTTATCGCCTGCCTTGACATTGTAGCCAGCGACCGCGGCCGCATCTATAGCATCGAATGAACAGGCAACAACATATTGCCCGATTTTGCGATAGCTCTTGCCGTCTTCTGGCAAGAAATCAGCGCGTTGTACCTCACTCCAGAGTGTATATTTTGTCATGATTTTATAT